CATAGAACATAACCCTAGAGAATTGGATGTTCCAGATAGTGTAGGAATGTTTAATCCATATCATGTGGATGGCACTAGTCAGGAACCCCCAGTCATAAGCCCTGTAGGAGAGGGTGTTAAAACGGGACCCAAAAACACTGAACCAGCTGGTATTGTTACCACCTTGGAACAGTGTTGATGGCCCCGGTTTTATCCAGCAGTTGATTGTACCATCGTGCCCACGAATTATAATGATGGTTCTGTGCAGGTCAACTGTGTGATAAATGACGGGGAAGCGCAGAAGAGCTTGGTGTGTGCTCTAACAAAACAAACGGAAAGGTCAAGTATCACTATACATAACAACAGCTACAACAACAACTACAGAGCAGTTATGGAACGACTTGTCCTCTATAAAGGAAAGAAACCCATTAAACCAACTAATGGTTTCAACCTTAGTGGTGTCAAAGTTCGATCGAAATTTTCGAGGAAAGTACCCAGAATGTCCGCAGATGAATACATCGCGCTATATGCTGGTAACAAGAGAAAAATTTACGAAAAAGCTAAGAGATCACTGGCTCACGAACCGATCAATGTAAAGGATTCGTGGATTAAGGGATTTGTTAAGAAGGATAAATTTGATTTGAGTCAAAAACCAGATCAGGTACCCAGATTAATACAACCCAGAACCCCGCGATATAACCTAGAGTTAGGAAGGTTTGTAAAACCTATGGAAAAAGTGATCTATGAGGAGATCAATGAGATGTATGGACATACGGTGGTTATGAAAGGATTAAATGCAGAGGAAAGAGGCAAGATCTTGAAGAGCCATTGGGATGATATACCAGACCCTGTATGTGTAATGCTAGATCAAGCAAGATTTGATCAGCATACCAGGAAACAGGCGATAAGGTATGAACATAAGAGTTATATGAACCATGTTGAAACAAAAGATAAAGCCAAACTCCATAGACTACTGCAATGGCAGTTAGAAACTAGGGGAACAATATACACCAAGGAAGGTAAAATTAAATACAGAATGAAAGATGGAGTGAGATGTTCTGGTGATACTACAACTTCTTTGGGTAACATGATATTGATGGCTGATATGATGTACGAATACATAATTAAGAAGAAAATTCAGTACAGATTCTTTTTAGACGGTGATGACGGTGGGCTTATTGTAAGCAGGAAAGATCTTCACCTCATTTTCGACTTGGTCGATTGGTTCGCAACACTTGGATATGTAACGATTCTGGAAGAAGCGGTGGATACATTTGAACAAATAAACTTTTGTCAAAGCAACCCCGTATGGAATGGAGAGCGTTATATTATGTGCAGAAACCCTGATAAAATTATGAATGGGGATTGCTACACAACCAAGTCGGTTACAAGCAAGAAGCAGTGGGACTACTACAGAGCTTCAATAGGTAACTGTGGAATAGCAGCAATGGGAGAACTACCTATTGTAGGTGCTTACTATGATGCATTGAGGAGGGGAGCAGGAGCGCCCAAGGCAACACTGGATGAACAATCTGGGTTGTACTGGATGTCACGAGGAATGAACCGGGAGCGCAGGCAACCTGGGGATGAAACACGTGTGTCCTTCTTTAAAGCATTTGGTTACACACCTGACCAACAAATACTCTTAGAAGACAAATATGACGGGTTGGTTCACGAATATTTGCCCAGCGGAGTCCATCAGTATTTATATCAATAACAATAATAAGGAACGAATAAATACACTCTGACTATAATGACTAATAATAATAATAAGAAAAATGTTAATAAAAACAGTAATAAAACAAACAATAACAAGAGTAAGAAGAATAACAGTAAGGGCAAGAAGAAACTCAATGTGGCTTATACTAACGCTCAGAAGATGGCAATCCATGGGATGGTCAACCCTTTTGACGACAGTGGCTACCTACGTTTCCCTGATAACCATGGTCTTACGATTATTCCTGGGTGCAGCAGAACCACCGGTACTATAACTACTGGTGCAGCTGGCCTAGGAGTGTTGTATATAGTACCACAGTTCTCCAACAAGTCATTCGATTCATACACACCAGCAGGAACAACTGTTACAGTATCCTCAGATTTCACGAAATCTGTGTTTGCCG